ATAATACAAGTAGGCAAACGTCTTCTCCGCGTGTGTCTCTCATCAGGGAAGCCCCCGGATTTACTCATCCGGGGGTTTCTCTTTTTTGAACACCTTATCGCCTCGCCCCCTGCAAGAGGCCTCCGGGGCGGCGCTGATTATAGATTTCCTTCGCCATCATTTCGCGAACGTGGTCCATCGCAGCCTTACCGATGTTCTCGCCCATGCGTTGATGATCGGTCTGCGACATACCGGGTTGGCCCTGCACGGTCACGGCTATGCTCGGCGCAACGATGGTCGAGCCGCCGATTGTTGGCACTGACGACGTGCTGCCGACGATCCCGCCGTCGGCAAATTTGGGAATGCGGTCGCTGTTGATCGCCTCAAGCACTGCCCGGTGCTTCGCAGTCGAGGCCGCGTTAACGACAAACTCGCCATTGGACAGACGTGCCGGGATGGAATCTGATCGTCCGGTCCCCGGCCCTCTGATGTAGCCGCCATCGGCCTTAAACAGCGGCGAAATGACGTCGACGATTCCGCCATCCGCGAACCCAAGGCCTAGCGCGGCCTGTAGGCCCTTCATGATCGGCGCGACTACCAGCATCTTGATGACCATTTCTTCAAGAGCGCGCACCACAAGCCGCCCCATGTCGGCAAAGCCTTGGGATACCGATTTCGTGCCGTCGAAGATGTCCGCGAGGCCGGTGACAAGCTCGCTCTGGATCGAGGTCGAAACCTGTTGCAAAGCGCTGTTAAAGCGAAGCGCCGCCGCCTGTGAACTGGCAAGCGCGGCCGGAACATCGTTGCCATAGATGCTCGCAAGCTGCCGCGCGATGGCTGCATCTTCCGGCGACAGAAGCGCCGTCCGGCTTCCGAACTGAATTTCGCTGTCCACCTTGGCTTTGGCGAGTTTATCGCCTGCCTCGCCTGCCGCCTTCGCAAGTTCATTGATCTTGCGGACCAGTGCGTCATTGACCGGCAAGCCCGCCTGTTGCGCGGCCGTGAGAAGCGCGGCCTTTGCTCGTAGCTCCTCAACAGCGGACGCGCCAAGTCCTACCGCTGCGGCATCAGCTTGCATCTTTGCGGTATGCTTTTCGATCGCCTCGGATGCACGGTCGAACTGATTCTTTTCAGCCGTCTTGTCGGGAATCGGATTCTTGGAGGTGTCGCCGCGAATAGCCGACTGTATGTCGGTCGCTTCGCGCATTCCCTTGGTCACGTTGGCATGGTTTTGAAGTGCCGCCCGCAACTTCGCATTCGCCGCGACGGACCCGATTGCTGCCGGGTCACTGGAAATGCCGAGAGACGCTTCGGCTGCAGCGCGGCTTTCCGCCGTTGTCGTGGCATTGGTCAAGCTGCTCCAGATGGAAGCGCCGCCAATCCGGTTCGCAAACCAGTCCGGAACCTGTTTCAATGCCGTATAGAGTTGCGTGGCGTAGCCGACCGCCGCCGCAAGGTCTTCCGTGATGGAAACCCAACTCTCATGATAGTTCATGCCGAGCTTGGCGATATCGTCTTGGACGGGCTTCCAGCGCTCCGAAAGGACCTTCTGAGCCGCTTCCATGCGCTCTTTCAATTCGACTGCGCGGCCCAGGTCTTCCTCTGACACGATCTTGGTCTTGCTCAGCGCGTCGGCCCGCTTGAGCATATCGTCCAGATAGCCGTTATCGGCCCGTAGCGCCTCGGTGATTTGCGGTCCAAAGGCCCGCTGGGCAAGATCCAGTGCGGTAAGGCGTTCCCCCGTCTGCATCGCCTGATTGATTAGCGAAACGATAGCCCGCAACCGAGCTTCTGCATCATTGGCGGATGTGAACGCGGCAAGTCCGGTGTTGCCGGACAGGTTGCCCGCCTTTTTCAATTCGTCGATACGGTTTTGAAGAACGCTGCCGCCGAGTTTCGGAGCGCTTGCCGTGTTGAAGTGAACCAGCGCCGCAGACAAGTCATCGATCTTGTCGCGCGCCTCGCCGCTGCTCTTGGTGATCCGCTGGAAAAACTCGGTGCTGAAGCCGGACGCATTGGCTTTGTCGGCAATGTCGTTAAAGTCGGCAATCTTCGCCTTCGCCAGATCGACCGCATAGCCCATGAGCCGGAACGAATCACGGACTGCAGCGATTCCGAGCGCAATCGGCCCAAGCACGCCAAGCACGCGACCAAAAGCCAACGTTGCCGCGCCTGCAGCGCCCTGCGAAGCCAACCAGCTACCGTTCATGGCAATCACTTGCTTTGTGATGCCCAGCGTGGCCGTGCGGACCAGCGCCGACGACTCGTTCATCTTCTGTTTGAAGTCGTCGTAGCCGGTGACGCGAATGGGAATGTTTAAGGCGGGTGCAGTCATGCTGTTTCCTTATTCGCGCCGATGAACAGCGCGACCAAAAGACCAGCCGCAAAGCCCGCATTGCCGCCAATTGGTTTGCCACGGACATGCTGGTTCAAGAGCGCGTCCGCGTCCCGTTCGGACATTCCGCCGCCGATCAGGCTAAGCTCTAGGACGCGCTCCACATCTTCGAGGGAATAGTTGCCTGTCTCGAAGCGGTTCATGACCGATGCAAGGGACGATCCGTTTTCGCCGGGGATGCCGCGATAGCTCAGGACGCTGCGGACCCACGGATGATTGAGGGTTAGATTGTAGGTGCTTTCGCCCCACTGCACGGTGCGGGCGCATTCGTCGGTCACTTGATTACCTCACTAGCGGCTTGATCAATGGCATCTTGGATGTCATCTTTTCGGGCATGATACGTATTGTAGAAAAACGGTCGGGCTGGCTGGCGCGACGTGCCAAATTCAAACCCAAGGGCGTAGTCATATTCCACCCCGCTCCCCTCGCGGACTTCCTTGGTCGTCAATTCGCCACCGGCTTGAACCAGAACTTCAAGGTCGGACGCGCCGGGAACGACAACGCACGAGGCTTCAAGGGCGCCAGTAGGATCGGTTTTTTCAAGCGACTGAAGCGCCTGTTTTTGCGCGGCCGATAGTAGTTCCGCCTGCTCCCGGATCACGTCGGCAAGCTCCGCCGTCAATTTGTCGGGCAGGCTTTCGAGGTAGCGCTGTAAATCTTGGTTGTCGTCGCTCATTCTAAATCCATTCCGACACGTCGAATGCCGGGTTGTCATAGACGGACCGTTGCTCGCCACCGGCAGCGGCGCGGGATACAGCCATCCATGACGCAACGGCACCGTCGATCCGATCCGTGGATTTGCCCTTGTGCATGACGCGGTTGCCCGCGCTGTCCGTGTGAATGGCGACGTTCGAAAAGCACCAACGCAATACCGGATGCCCGCCGTGGCGGAATTTTCCGCCGACGATTGCCCGCTCCAATTCGTTCAAGGCTGGGCTTTGCGTGATCCAGCCCTGTCTCATGGTTGTGACCGGATAGCCTTCATTAGTCAGGGGTGAAATGACGGCCTGCGCATAGGCCACGTCGAAGGCGACTTCCCGCACGTCGAAGCGCTCGCAAAGGTCGCGAATGTGGTTCGCGACGGCCTTGTTATCGATCACGTTGCCGGGCGTCGCCGTGAGGAAGCCCGCTTTCGACCACGAGACGTAATCGACGCCGTCATGATCGCCGCGCTTGCGGATATCGTCGGCGGGGCAGAAAAACTGCGGCAAGACAGTGTAGGTGTCGCCGTCGCGGAAACAAGCGACCACGGCGGAAAGGTCCGTGGTCTTGCTCATGTCGACGCCAATCCAGCACGGCGCGCCCCGCAAGGCCTGCATGTCAATCGGATCGGAGCCGCGATCATAGGTTGCCATGTCTACAAATGGCGAGGTGGAATGATCTAGCCAGATATTGAGCTTGTATTGCTTCAGGCTGTCGCGTTCGGTCGGGCTATCCTTGGCGCGGGCAACATGCTGCCGGAAGCCCTTAAGCGACGGATAGCCATGGGCGCTGCCGGGATTGACGCGCCGCCAAACCTCCTCGCTGGTATAGTCGCAATCGGCATCGGCCTCGAATAGAACCGGGAGCCACGTTGGATCGATCACTTCGCCTCGCGCGATCTTGCGGGCGCGCTCAATAACCTCATGGGCAATATTATCCTGTCCCCTGCCCGCTGTCGTGGCGACAACCAGAAGGCTATTGTCCGTCTTGTCGAGGCCGTTGGTCAGAACCTTCCAGAGGTCCGTGCCGCGCCAGACGTGGATTTCGTCGGCCAGCGCGAACGCGGGCGTCCGACCTTCCTGCCCCGGCGCATCGGAGGAAACGACTTCCAACTCCGATCCCTCACGGGGATAGGCAATCTTCTTTGCACTGTTGAATGCGTCATAGACTTTCGTGGCCTTCACAAGCCGCTTATCCGCCCGCACGATGCCGCGCGCCTCTTTGAAGGCGATACCGGCCTGCTTACGATCCGACGCGGCAAAGATCGCCTCGCCACCGGAGACCAATTCCGGGCCGATGGTGTGCAGCAATGCCAGCGCTGCCGAGAGTGATGTCTTCCTATTGCCACGCGGCACTAAGATAACGACGGTGCTGACGATCCGGGAGCCGTCCGGGTTGCGCGGCCCATAGATGGCCCGGACAATGCGTTCCTGCCACGGATCAAGCTGGAATGCCTTTTTCGGCAGCGTCGATTTGGGATGCTTAAGACGGCGCAGAAACTTCACCGCCCGCTCGCCATAGCTGAACGGGTCGGGAATCTCGCTGCCGTCAAACAGCCATTCAGGATACGTTGAGCGGGCTGTCATCGTCGTCGTCATTATTGTTGTCGCGGATCGATGGCCGTGACCGGGAAACGGGCGTCAAACCAAGCTCGGTCGCGCAAAGCCGCGCCGTGGTAATCGAAGCGTTCTGAACGCCAAGCGCCGGGTGTCGTTTCGGCCCCTTGTCAGTGGAGATGATTGAGCCGTCCCGGTTCAAAAGCCGCTGCATTTCCCGCACCGTGCCGATCGCCGTGCAGTAGCTTTCGAGTGTAGCTAGGTCGCCTTCGGTGATGGTCATGCGCTCATTCAGGATCGGCGCGACCCGTCGCCATTCCGCCTTGGCATCCTTCGACAGCCAAGACGGCGGTTTGCCGATGGTCACGGTGGACGATCCTGCAACAATGCTCTGAGGCTTCCGGCCGCGCGTCATAACCCTACCCGCTCGCAGGTCAGGTCCAAGCCAACGCGCCGGCCGATCTCTTTAATCTGCCGAATGGTGAAGGCGCTGCCGTCATAGACAACGCGGTTTTCCAGCGTCACGCCGTCCAGCCAGCGCATCCGAAAGGTAATGGTCGTGTCAGTCGTGCTACCGCGCTGCCCTTCCCGGTTGTCCGTCGAGAACTGCAATAGCTGGGCGCGCATGGTCGCGACCTTGGCCCATGTCTGGGTCGGCGTGCCATAAAGGTCTAGCCCGGTTGTCGGGCGCTGAATCTCAATCACGCGATCTAGCTTACCGGCCTGCATCACGACGCCTGCATGATGCCAGCGACGGTTACGATACCGTGGCTGTAAGGGCCGTGGGGATCACGTATGAACTGGGTCTGATTCACCGAAAGGTCGTGACAAATGAAGTCATCAAGGTCCAACACGCCGTCAATCTGAGCATCAACCGAAAGGGCGTCGACAACAGCGCTGGCGCATTCCTTCGCCTGCACTAGGCCGGGCTCCTGAAACCAGATATGCAATGTGGCGTAGGTCGTCGAAGACCAGCGGCCGAATACCGTCTGCCCCTCACCTATCAGGATGCACGGCATCACTTCCGGTCGACCGTTGCTATCCATGATGTTATCGGCCGAAACCAGCGCCAGCACGTCAGCGGACTCAATAAGGCGCTGGCGGATTGCCTGCTGCAACGCAAGGGACGGATCAGCGCCCATCAGAAGCACCACGCCCGGTAAGGCTCAAGCAAATCCAGAAAGCCCATGGGCAGAGATTGCCCCACGATCCCGACCAAAGTCGCTTCGCGATTCGCGTATAGATGGGCTGTAAGCTGCAGGATGGCTTCGTTAACGGCCTTCGGAGTGCTGTCTGTAATCTCCGCGCCGGTATAGGAAGCAACCCAATCGGACGCAGCGGCAAGTTTTGACGTGATTAGGGCGTCATCTGTGTCGAAAGTAACGTTTAGATGCGCCTTGGCGTCGTCTAGCGTGAGCATGGAAAAAACCTAATTACAGAATCTCTTGCGCGGAGGGGGACATACGGTCAGGAGGAGTTTCTAAGAAGTCGTCGACTTCCCCCGGTGTCATCGACTCGTTGAGTAATGCGTTCATACGTCGCTGGAACGCTCTAAGGGCGCGGTCCATGTTATGGATCAGCTTGTCGAATGCATCGTTCAAAGGTTCTGTTACCTGTCGCCGCGTCGTATGATTTGCGATAGGACGGCGTGGCGTGTGCAGCGCCTCTGCGATCGACCAGCCCAAGCGCAGACGGTTGCGCAGGCAGGATGCAGACTGGTCTGTTCGCTTGGCCCATTCCACCAAGGTAAGCGTCACGCCGTCATGCGTGAGCGTCTGTGCTGGTGTTGCCTTCTTACGCGGCATTCGCTGTCTCTTTCTTCGTGCTATTCGGTTGCTTGTTAGGCCGCAACTTGTCGCCCGGTTGTCGCTTGATACGCGGCCTGCTCTCATACATTTCCTTATCGTTCGGTTGGGCTGCTTCGATCATTGGTAGAACCTGCTTGCGGATGCGATCCGGGTCATAACCAGCGAGTAAACACACTTGTTGAAAATCCCTGCTGGCATTCCTGAACCATGCGCGCGCCCAATACTGCTCAAGATGTTCCCTGCGGTCGCGCACAAGCGGTGATGTCGCATCGGCAATTGCTTGATTAAGCACGGCACACCATAGTTGGCGTTCCATATCATCCACGGCGCGCCTCTTTAGAGATATCGAGGGTGTTGCAGCGTCGGCATCCGGGCTTCCAGTTAGAACGGACCATGCGAAGGTCGGGGCGTTGCCTGATACTGACAATGTGACGGACCAGCGTGGCGGGTGCGCCGCATTCGCAGTAGTGGTTCGCAGGCTCAGCCAGATAGGCCGATGCGGCCTTCTGCCATTCCGAGTCGTAACCGCGCTGGGATGCAGACGGACGGCGCTTGTCCGCTTCCGCCTTCCGGCGCTGGATACATAGGCAAACGACGTTCGCAGGAACGATCTTGCCGCAGGAACAGACCCTCGGTGCTTTGGTCGGCATCACGGCATCTGCACGTTGGCTAGGTTGCCAATCGCATCGAGCTTGGCGCGGGTTGCGGGATCGATTTTGCCATCGAGGGCATCGACTGTTTCGCCGTCATCTTTTCCGCCAAAGATCGCCCGCAGAAGCTCAATGCGGCCTTTCTGGGCTTCGATGATCTCAGCGGGTGTGGCATTCCATGCGGCGTCCGGAGACCAGCCAAGCCAGCCGGTGGCAATCCGATAGAGCGTCGCGAAGTATTCGTCATAGGGCATCGGCTTGCCGGTTGATGCCGGTTCGCCGTCTGCATCGTCGTGGCCGGACAGCTTAAGGACGAATCCTTGAAGCTGCTCGCGAATGGACCAGACGCTTTTCTCAAGAGCGTGCTTGTCGACTTCATACGCCAGCAAGACAACTAGCCGGGGATCGGCGCAAGCCGCGCTGATTAGATCAAGAGAAGCAGTAACGCTACCGCTACCAAGAGCGGCATAGAGATTTTCGAGTCCATGATAGTTCTCGTGAAGGCGGACAGCGGCCCGCAGCGTCGGGCGCAAGGTGAAAGTCTTACTCCCAACGGTGATCTTGGTTTCGTCTGCGAGCCGCATTGTCGTTAGGCCTTCGTTGACTTCACAAGGATCGCCGCTTCATTCAGCAGCGGTGCACCGCCGACGCGACGGCGCCAGCGAACCTTCACGATGCCGTTGTCGGCGCCGGTCAGGTCGTCCACGCGAAGGGCGATGCCAACGCGATCAACAATCTGGTAAGCGCTCGCCATGTCGCCAAATACGATCGGATACTTCGTGCCGGTCGCGGTCGGCAGGAGGTCCATATCAATGGACTCATAAACCGGACGGCCCAGCAAGGTCGCCGGGGTGCCGTTGGCAAGGCCGTCAGACCAGAGCGTTCCCTTGGTCGCGTTGTCCGCAGCAGCGCGGATCACGCCCATGGTCTCACGACGCATCATCCACGAGCCGTTTGCCGCATATGCGCCGGGCAGCTTGTAGAACGTCGCAATCAACGAATCGATGATGTCCGAACCGTCAGCAGCGGCAGCTACAAACCCATAGTCTCCGGGGGTATTGAGCAGACCAGTCGGCTTGCCGTTGCCGTCTCCGATCATGAACGACTTGGCTTCGACCTTGCCGGTAATCTTGGCGATGTGACCGGCGACGAACGACAACAGGTCAATGTCAGCGTCTTCCAAGAGTTGCTGGCTGATGGGAACGTAGCGGGCGTTCTCGTAGGTCTTGATATTGAGCTGCCCGAATACCGGCTCGGTCGCGGTGCGGTTACCGGTCTCGGTCACCCAGCCCTCGCCATCCGCGTCCGTTTCCAGCGTCGGGATATAGACTTCGGTGGTGCCGATGGTCATGACGCTGGCAAGACCGCGCAACGGTGAAAACTGCCGCAGCTTCTCAATCACGGTCTTGGAGTATTCCGGCGACACTACATAGCCGCCCGCCGTGGTCGTTCCGAGATTGAGCGTCTTGCGCTCAAGGTCGTCCAGCGACGACGCACCGCCCTTGAGAAACTTGTTGAGCGCCTTGGTCTCCAGCTTGGCGTCGTTATCGTTGCCGTGGCGAATGCCAGCGCCGGGACGGTTGGCTTTCGCTTCGAGCTTGTCGAGCCGTTCCGCGAGCTTGTTGTCGTTCGCGGCCTTGGCCTCGATCTCTTTTAGGCGCGCTTCGAAGGCGGTCTGAAACTCACTGAGCGATTTCGTCACCAGCTCAACCGGATCGGTCTCGCCAGCGTCTTTCAATTCAAGGGCATTCAAATTCACTTGGGGTGTTTCCTTTTCAGGTGTGGAGCGCGGCTGTCGCGCGGTTGATGGCCTCCGCAATTGCGACAGCCACGTTCATGGATTTCGCGGAGGTGATTCTTGCACGGGGATGCGAGGGGTTGCGCACGACGCTGATTTCGAACAGATCAAGCGCCGAAATAACGCGATTGCGACCTTGCTTGGTCGCTGCCTTGGTCTTGAAGCCGATCGATAGACCAGAAACCAAACCGCCCTTAATCATGCCGTGAACGGCGCGGGCGCGTGGATGCTCCATGTGAAGCTTCCCTTTGGTAACGAGGCCGTCCGCCGTCTCGGTGATTTCGTCCCATGTGCCGATCAGGTCGTCCGGGTTGTGACCGAACAGCATCGGCATGTTGGCAACCGCAACGTTGAAAGCGCCTTTCGTGATGATATCGCCAACGCTGTCCGGTGATCCGAACGGCCATGCATTTCCGATGATGATGCCGGCCTCGTCGACTGCAAGCGTCGCTTTGACTTCGAGCTTATCCATTGCTGGCCTCATGCGGCGCGCCAAACCAACGGCGTTCCAAAATCTTCGCGGCAAGCGGATACGTTTCCGCAAGCGGACCATCCGCGACATAAGCCGCGATCAAAGAAGCGGCTCGCTTTGGATCGGTCCCGCCGCCGATCAATGCGAGGCGGATCGTCTCTGTGATATCGCTCTGTGCGAATTGCCGATTGAAAACGCGCTGGCAGATCAGGCCCAGCGGCCCGCACTTTTGCTCAAGTTCAACGATCAATGCGGGAGTGAGACGGAACCTGTATTTAGCGTCGCCGAGGAAAGCTGTATGCATCATCATGTCAGGTTTGCCGTCTGGACGTTCGGGTTCAAAAATTGGTCGCCACCGGCATAGGGCGGAAGGTTCAGAATCGCCCTCGCCTCATTCGGGTTGATGACGCGCGCGGCGATAGCCTTCGACAGACCTTCCATGCGCGCCGCGTAGTTCGCGCGGACAAAATTGTCGGTCTGAAATTCTGCGAAGTGCGACGGATCGTTTGCGAACATCTTCAAGCGAAGCTCGCCTTCCCATGCCGTGATCCAGCGCATCATCGTGAAGTCGAGGAAGTGCTGGGACATTTCTTCTGAATTGCCCCAGGTCGCGCGACCAAGCTCGTAAAGGATATGCGGCGGGACTCGAAGGTGACGCGCGATTTCCTCAATCGCGAACTTCCGCATTTCCAAGAACTGCGCATCCACACTTGAGAGTGTCAGTTGCTGATAGGTCAGGTCACCGGGAAGGACGGCGTTGCTACCGGTGCCGTCGCCGCTGAATTGAGCGTTAAACAGCGCCTTGATGTTTTTGACCGCGTCCGGTGTCTTGGCGTCTTTGGCGAGCAACAGGCTTCCGGGCCGGACGCCATTCGCGAACAGCTTGTTCGCGTA